CTCTTCTAACTCTGAACGAAGCTCGTCAGTTAGTTTGTAGTTATATTTATTAGCTAGATGTTGTTCCATATAATCAAAGTATCTAGCAACTGTTTCAGGCCACACCTCTCTACGTTGTTCATCCTCTTTCCAACGAGCATAACGAGATAGTGCGATAAAGTTTTGGTAATCTGTAGGTAAATAATTGTTCATTGATATCCCTTTCTTGAACTGAGTTGGAACTTAGAATTGTATCACAGTATGGCGATTATTACAATGCTAGTCATGGCCTAAAACTGCATTTATTCTTCTGCGAACATAATCAACTTCACCAGATTTTAAAACCTTGAAGGCAAACTCTCTCATGTATACAGGATCAACTCCTGCATAATCACATACAACATTAAAGTCTTCTGCTGTAACACCAACAGAGGCAAAGAACCATGCTATAGCTCTGTCTCTTTCTAGGACAGAGTTTATAGGTTCGCCTTCATACTCAGGTTTAGTTGCATCAAGAAGAGCCTGAAGAATTACTGTGAGAAATAAAGTCTTCTCAGGTGTTCGTAATTCAACCTGCTCATCTTCTGCTAGGATTATGTCCTTAACTTGCATTAGGTTTTAGCCATTCCTCTGGTACTCCTTCTCCACCTCTACAATAAAGAAACCCATATTTCTCACACCAATCTGCATATGTCATCTTACCACCTTTGTATAACTTTCTATTTGGATTATCAAAGACAAAGCGAATGTCATGTTCAGGATGCTGGTTGCGAATAAACAGATGTTTCTTCCTGTCTTCCAACATAAATCGTCCCTTGACTTCCAATATAATACCATTAGGTAGAATGAAGTCAGGTATATACTTCTTATGTTCTTGCCACAAGTAAGCTATATGATCTGATTCATATTGGAAATCTATTTTATTTTTATGTAAAAAGCAAGCACAGTTGTATTCTGAATTAGAACGATACTTGTGCTCACTTTTATTACGTGTCCTACGTTTAGGCATTTGTTACCTCTGGCACATCAGGAACTTTACCTACCTGTGTGAGATATCTAATACCATTAGAGTACTTGAACTTACGAAGCCCCATACCACCATTGGCATCCTTCCAGCAGTCGTCCTTAAATGGACAGTAAATACATCCTATTGCAAGTTTACGATTGCCTGACTTACCATCTGCTTCATCAGGATAACATCGTGGTGGTGGTGTGGAAGAGGCAATAAAGTTTTTCACTTTACCTATTCGTTGAGTAGCATTGATCATATGAATAGGTTCCACCTTCATTACCGTCATCTCACTAGATGATTTGTCGATGGCAAAGAAGGCTGCTTCTGTATCCTTATCTGCTTCTGCATACCCAGATATCTGAGCAATGTATCCAAATGGATCATCCGAATGTAGTGTTCCATCCTTGAACTTCTTGAAAGCATATGAAGATGCAGTCTTAATATCTACAAGTGTACCATCAATACGACAGTCCTTGTGTCCCTTAATACCCTCAAGCTCTACTTCTTTTTGTTCCTCAGTAATTTCATGACCAGATAGTTTAGTTAGTAGTATGAGAAGAGCCTCAAGGATATCTCCCATAATAAACTTCATTTTAGTTTGACCATCAATTGGTTCCGGCTCCAAGTCACTAGCAATCTCATACCACAACTGTCTGTCTGGCTTTCCAATCTGAGACATACGTAAAGAGGATTGCTTACCTCTTTTACCTTCACCTAGCTGACGTGTAATAGAGTAAGCTAGATCATTGGCAAAACTGTGAATGGCATCACGGTTTTGGACAGAAGAAGTATTGATACCTTCTTCCAGAGTTTTGTGAATGTCTTCTATTAGTGTGTCAATAGTTTTCATTTCTTTTCCTTTTCTAAGTATCGGTTTAGATACCACTGTGATTTGGCTAGGTCTTGATCTTGACCTTTGTATCGTTCTCGCCATGTGTATTTTATGACATTACCTTTGCAGTAACCACGAAACTCCTCTGGTGTAAGAGCAGCTTCGATTGCTTCAATACACTCTATACCATCTCGTTGATAATGAGGTGGATGGTTTACTTGATCAGATTGTACATCATCTGCCTTGTAATGTGTTGATTTGAATCTTGGCATATCTTGCATCATCCCTTGTTATCTCCTTTAAAAGCTGGCGTACCCACCCTACTCTAGCCAGTCCACTACCATATATTTTATGTGTAGCACCCTTGTTGATGTTATGCTTTATGCAGTGTTGCCGAAGGGGATATCGTCATTTAAAGCATCTACTGCACTGTAACCGTCAGGCACAACATCAAAGTCTTCTGAGTTGTCATTGTACTCAATGAGCTTAGTAACCTGAACCTTTTCTAGCTCAGTACCAATACCCATCTTACCTGCATACTCCCATTCATAGGTCTTGAACAGAACATTTACATCTGAACCATTACCTACAAGAGTATTACCCATATCATTCTTATTGGAATCGACAAGGGAAGGGCGTTGGTTTTGAGAACCATCTTTACGATTTACTTTACGTTTGATGGTAACAAAATCACCACGTTCATCTGACTTATTCTTAATATTAAGATTCATCTGACGAGCCTTATCTAACTCACCACCCTGAACAGAAAGGTCAATAGACCATACTGGCTCAAAGGTTGTGTTTGGATTTGCGATACTTGCCCAATAAGCTTTACCTGATAATGTTGGCATAATTTTCATCTCCTTATTTTGTTACTGTGTGGTCTTAACCACTTTCGATTTTGGAATTATGACATATGTAAAAATATATGTCAACAACTTTTAATGAGTTTCTGCCCAATTGTTTCCAATTTTAAACTCACTATCAAGAGGACAATTGACAGACATACTTTTCTCTACCATCTTCATTGCTCTCTGTGTGAGTTCACCAAATCTTTCGGCTTGGTCGGCACGAATCTCAAACTGATACTCATCGTGGATAGACGCAACAAGATTGTAATCATAATCCTGTTGCGCCATTAAAGTTATTTGTCTTAACCATTCCTTACAAATGATTGCACCTGCACCCTGAAGTAACAGATTCATGGCTGCGTGTTGTTGCCGCACCTTCAAAAGTCTGCCATCAAGTCCCCGAATATAACCTGTTCCTGATGCTCTATCAACCTTATCACGCAAGGTCTTTAGTGCTGGCATATTCTTCATAAACTTGTCCATGATGACCTTACCTTCTTTGGCACCACCACCAACAATACTACCAATCTTAGCTGGTCCTGCCCCATAGATAAGAGCATAGATAAATGTCTTTGCTGCATCTCTGGTAGGTAGGCCAGCAGCTTTCTGATTTGCAGTGTGAATGTCACCACCCACAACCTCATCAGTAAATTTCTTGTCACCCATATAGTGTGCCAAGCATCTTAGTTCAAGTGAACTAGCATCACAACCTAACAGCTTATACTTATCACTACTAGTCATCCAAACCTGTCTGCATTCCTTGCCGTAGGGAGAATAAACGGCAGGGATTTGAGCCATGTTAGGTGAGTTGTGTGCCATGCGTCCACTGATGGCCTTCAGAGTAATAACTCTGCCGTGAACCTTGCCATCATCTTCCACAACATCAAGCCATGACTTGACCTGTGAAACTCTTTTTTGCAATAGAAGATATTGTGCAATCTTCTTTGCCTCTGGTATGTCAACGTCTTTCAGTGTGCCTTCATCCACAATCGGTTGTCCTGTTGGTGTGAAAGTCTTAGGCTCCCAACCCTTACTCATCAAACGTTTACCAATCTGTTGTCTTGATGCAGGATTGAATACCTCTATCTTATCCTTCAGTCTGTTACCAGTTTTCTCTGAGTAACGTTCTGTAATGATAGGTGGAAATATATTCTGCATCTCTTCTTCAATCTCTGCAGCCTCTTCCGATAGTCTCGCTACCAGACAAGAAGCTTCAGGTATATTCAAAGTAAATCCATTAGCTTCTTGCTTGTCTACAATTGCTCTTACCTGATGCTCAAGCTGAATAGATTTACCAGAGTATTTTTTAAGATGTGGTATTAAGTAATTATATAACTTAGTAGTAACTTCTACATCTCTTATACAATAAGTCAACATCTCTTGCGAGAAACCAGAGAAGTCATTGAAGTCAATCTTACTCATACCTAATCTTTCACCCCATGCAGCAAGTGAATGACCACCCTCAAGAGATGGATCATATAGTTGCGACATGATAAGTGTATCACGAACCTTGCTAAGTGGTATCTTACTACCAGTCAGTCTGTTCAGTACAGGTGCATCAAAAGACACACCGTTATGCATAATGAAGACATCAACAGTCTCTGTCCATGCAGAAAAATTCTTGATGTCTTCACCATACCATGTGTCTACCACACCTGTATCTAAGTCCTGTGCAGCAATACAATGTATTACAGTTGCATTGATGTCATCAGTTTCGATATCAAGTACTACACGTTTCATAGCTCTACTAACTCTGCCCTTTCATATGGTATGTGGAAAAAGCTTTCACCTTTTACACGATAGCTGAATAGTTGTTTCACTTCTGATTCAGCAACAACATAATCCTTAATACGCCATGCCATCTTTGCATCGTTACGAATCACATAGAAGTTAAAGAAGTGATTGTCTGCTCCAAGTTCTGCCATGCGATTGATAAGTTTATGTTTACGATAAGGTATTCTGATTTCTTTCCAAGTGTCAGGCCATTCACCCTTCCACTGGTTCTTCATCTCTGCTTCTGAGAAGTATGTATTATCCCCTTTTTTACTTTTGATGTCAAATGAAAAGTTCTCTTGGCTATCAAGAATTGTGTGTCCATTTTTAATTAGGTAGCCAATGACTGCTTCCTTTGCTTTGTTATCGTTCTCTTCATAACTAGCACGAATAAAACGCCTGTTGTATGCACCATCTATCTTAGCTACTTTCATAGAAAATCTCCTATATCTTCTGTTGTTGTGTCTGCTTCAAAAGGATTCTCAATCTCTGACATCCTGCCTGTGTCCTTGTCATACAGAAGATAGGTAGCTACACCTGTCTCACCTGCATAACGGTTCTTCAATACCCTGACTGCCGTTGTGTTGGCCTGTACAGGGTCTTGTGCTTGCTGGTCACGTTCCAGAGCAATCACTGCATCACTGATCTGAGCAATACTGTGTGAGCCACGCAGCATAGACAAAGATATTTCCTTGCCCTGTTCCTGACCCTTATCGCCTGTTGCTCTACGCAAGTGTGACACCAGAAGCATTGCACATCGTGTCTCTTCTACCAGTGAACGTAGCTTAGTCATAAGCTGGTCAATGTTCCTTCGTTCATCCTCACCTTCCAAGCCTGATACAAGGATGGACAGATGGTCAATGATAATATATTTACAGTCCAAAGCCTTGACCATGTAACGCACACGATTCAGTATCTCATCTGTAGTAATAGAACCAAAGTGATCAAAGGCATAGAACCTGCGAGTACCAATGGTCTTTTTCTCAAACTCTTTCAGTTGCTCAAGGCTATACTTTTCACGAACCTCTTTGATGTAGATACGATCACTTGCCTCAACAGACATCAGATGAAATGCAGTCTGCTTGATATTCTCTTCCAGAGAGAAGACACCCACATTGTGTTCTGTGTTTGTCAGTAGGTGATGCATCAACTCACGCATCATACTTGACTTACCTGCACCTGTCCCTGCAGTGACAGTAATCAGTTCACCTGTTCTAATACCAAACAGCTTTTCATTCAGACCCTGATAAGGATAGAGACAAGTCTCCACATCCTCTTCTTGATAGAGCCTATCAGATATATCTGCAAGGTTGTGGATACCTGCAGGTGTGTATGGTTTTGCATCCCACCATGCACGAGTAAACTCTTCACGCTTGTTCATTTTCAGATATTCGTTGGCATCTTTGTACTGCATGTCCATAATCTTACAACGATTAGGCTCAAACAACTGAGCCACTTTGTTGGCTGCAGCCTTACCCTGATCGTCATTATCAAAACATATAACAATAGTTTCAAACTGATTCAGATAGTCATAGCTACTCTTGATATCTTTCAGAGCAGACTGAGCACCATTCTTGATAGATACAGAAGGCCACTTAGATCCCATCAATTCATATGCAGACATGGCATCAAGCTCACCTTCACAAACAGTAATGAACTTACCCTTCTGTCCAAACTTTTGCTGACCAAAAAGTTTCCCCTTTGGTAGTTGGCCTTCGGACAGGAAGCCCTTGTTTTGTACTTGACGAACCTTGTTGGCAATGTGTGTGCCTGACTCGTCAAAGTATGGATAGATATGTTTAACCACATCATCACCCTGTGTCACAGTCTTAACACCATAAAACTGACAGGTTTGCTGACTTAGTTTCCTGTCAGGTATGGCAGTAACTTGGCCTTCAGTAAAGTGATTACTGTAAACACCCTGAACTGGGGCTGGTCTGGTACTATCTTGCATATTATTTGTATCCCCTTTCGTATATGCTGAACATGAGAAGCAATAGGTATGACCATCAGAGTAGGTGATGTTTGCATCTGACGAACCACAAGCATCACATGCACCCCTTGATACCTCTTTTGAATCTGTGTATTCCATTCTATTCCCCATTCGTTACACCTGTTAGCATCCAATTATTGATCCACTTGTCCAGAGTTTGCTCACCCTCATCGACATTACCCATGTAGGTAGTGACTAGATCGTGTGCAGCATCTAACATTTCCTGCACTTTAAATTCTAGCATCTCTAGGTCTTGCTGGTCTTCTGTCTGCCAGATAACTCCAGAAAAAACTCTGTCGTATTTGTCGCCAAGAAGCATCAATGAATTTTTATGCATTAGTTTTCTCCTGTTTCAATTTCTGGTGAAGTATACACTATGGACTTTATCGTTGTCAACCACATGTAACATTCGAGGTGCTAACTTTGTTTCAAATCCCATAGCTTTACACAGTCTTTCTCTATCTTCCAACCATTCCTTCAACTCATAGTTGGGGATAGTTGTCACAACCTTGTCGTCAAATCCAGTGGTGATATAAACATCAATCATTTTCTTCTCCAATATTAAACTGATGTTTAAGAATGTCAGATGCATCACTTAGTTCCTGTAGTTCGTAGGCAGACACCATTCGGATACCACCCATGTCGGGATACAAAGCCACATCCAATACTTTGGACAACCATTTGTCCACATTAATAACTGCCATACGTTGTTCATAAGATAGATGATTAATTTTTAATGCTCTATCTTCTTTGTCTTTTTGACGTTGCTTATAATAGTAGGCAATCTTTTCATCTGCTGTCATGTTCTCATATTTCTTAGCCATTATCTTTTATCTCCTTTTTTAAGACATACTTATCAACAAAGTCTTGTAAGTTGTTTGAGTGTCTATACCATGTATTCTTGCCTCTTACTTTCCATTTGTTACTGGCTAGAGAAACTATAAATTTTTCATTTATAGAAATCAGACCAGCACTTTCATACTCAATATCCAAGTCATCTTCAAGTTCTAAAAACTTTATTATCTTTTTTAGTCTGTGTGCCTCTCTCCAGTCTGATCCCATGTTCCAATCATTATCATATTTTAATCCTTTTTTATAATGTTTATCTGATAGTTTTTTTAACTTAGGGATATTACTTTTAACAAGTGCTATCATCTCTTGTCTCCTGATCCTTTGATTGTGCCATTGACCTGACGTTCAGCCAGCTTGTGAATATTATTCTTAGCAACTTGCTCTAATGAGGTATCTAACACTTGAGCCATTGCTGCAACATACCACAAGACATCACCAAGTTCATCTCGTAAGTCATTGATTTTCCCTGGTAATTCATCCTCACTGTAGCCATCACGAATAAACTTCTTAACCTTATTTGCAATCTCACCTGCCTCACCTGCAAGACCAAGAGCAGTGTATGCATATCCATCTCTCTCTGGAAAGATGGCACTCTTCATTGCCAATTTCTGATAATCATTTAACTCCATCTGTAAGTTCTCCTTTCTTAACCCATCGTGTCGCAGCAACTCGTGCATATTCATCCCAATTGGTAACAAACTTTCCTTTGATCTCACCATCCATTGCAAACAAAACTTCATATGTATTCATGTGCATACTCAATCGCTTGTCTATGATGGATATGGTGGCCTCACGTCCTTCGTCACCAAAGTATTCTTCAAATAACTCAGGTATCATTTTCATATTCCACATCTGCAATGCCCATGGCAAAGTCCTCATATTCAGCCATCATCTCTTCGGCTTCTTCTTTAGCCAGACGTTTAGCTTCTTTGCTTTCATAACCTTCGTCCATGTATTGATGATACAACTCACGAAATAGTTTCTTACGATCTTTTGTCCATAGGTTGTCTACCATTTATTACCTCCATTTAGTAGCATCTTTACTACACAATACATAGTAACTATATATATTAGTAGTTCATAGTTTATAGTAATCATATTACTTACTTTCTCTAATATCTATGTATATTAGTAATACTAAACATAATATACATAGATAAAATAAGAATTGTCCTAAACTCATTAGACCCAAAAGCCAGACTTATACAAACGTTCTGCTACTCGATTACCTGCTTGCCATAAATCTTCTGCCACAAGTCGATGACCATTTTTTTCAAGTTGTCTCATAGCTTTATGACGATGACAAACCAAGGTAGCCAAGTCTGATGCTGATACCAATACTTTACGGTCTTCAAAAGGTTTACGTTTAATTTTAGACATAATACTTTATCTCCTTTACATCGTCTATCATTTTCATAACCATCTCAGAATGAGCACATGAAACTTCTTCTTCTTTGACAAGTTCCATGGCTTCTTCCATTGATTCAGCAGACACAAGATAGATATGTTCTACCACCTCATGTGCTGTTACTTCATACTTTTTCTTTTTCAATCTTCCATCCTTTCGATCCACTCTGGCTCTGCCTGAATCAGTTTGGGGTTTAGGTTTAGGATCTCGTCAACATAGACATCACCACGTTCCCAACTACCATAGGTCATGGGTGACTGCACTGCACAGAACCATCGTGTGTATGGCTTCTTCTTCTCTGCATCTCTGCCCTGCCAAGCCTTCAAAACTTTCCATTCAAAATACATACCATTACTAGGATTTTCTACACGGTATGTAGCATAAGGTTTGTTAATGTCTCTTGTCTTTCCGAATGTATTTTTACTCATTTATATACTCCTTCTTCTTGTCTAAGAAAAGATTATAGCAAATCTTGTCAAGCCTGTCTAGCATGTTTCTAGCTGAACAATATCATCTGATATATTTTCCAGCATATACTTACACACATACTTCCAACCTTTTGTGGGTTCAAAATCTTCGGCACCACAAAAGACATCCTCTGCCTCACTGTCGTTATACACGACAATAAGATTACTGTCTTCTTCTAATTCACCATAACAGGATATGGTGTCACCATTTTCTTTCAGGTATAAAAACATTATATCACTCCTATTCATATGGGCAGGGTCTATCTTCTAATCGTGCTATCAGATTTTCAAGGGCAGCGTGTCTGCTCCATGCAATTTCCAAAGCATTATTTACAACATCCTGATTATCTTTGTGAATATCTGTTCCTTCAAATGGTATGTGCATTAGAGAATCAAATATGTCATAAAATGCATCCGATTCAGATTGATAGTTTCTTATCAGTGTGCTTCTCATATCTTCAACAGTCATCGTATCACTCCCAATACCCAGTTCTCTGCACAGTTTTCGGCATACTGCTCACTGTGTCCAATTATGTTACGTTCCTCAATGATGGCACCATCCTGCATCATGTATACAGTATAGCTACCATCAGTCTCTTTGAAGACAGTAGCCTTGCGGTATGCACCCAAGCCACGGCTACAATCTTCGTCACTATAAAACTCATGTAGTAACATCGTAGTCATCTCCTTTGTCACGTTCCTGTAGTTCACCCACATCCACATCATCACAGATGTATGAGTAGTCATAGTCAGGTATGTTGAACAGCTTGACTGTGCCATCCTCATTGCGAATGTAGTCATCCAGTTCAATGTCAAGTACAGCGACAGGCATATCCCATACTAATACACTGTATGATTTACCTATATCAAACATCCTCAATCTCCTTTACAGTAGTTGGTCAGTACCATCAACGCCCATCAGGTTCAGCACATCCCTAGTCAGGCTATCAATCAATTCGTATACGTCATTGACAGGCCAATACTCTAGTGGTTCCCATGCGTTGTCCTCAAAAAACTTATCTAGTTTTTCTTCAGGCCAGTCTGCCCAATCATCAGGCAAATGTTGGCATAGGAAGTGTCCAGACATTCTAGCAAATATTTGTTCTTCAGTCATCTTAGTCATAATCAAACCCCCAATCTTCTTTCTTATCAATGACTGCAATCACTTCGCCATCAATAGTTGAGACATGGTAAACGTGAGCATCATTCACCGTATAAGTTGACACCTCAAAATTCAGCTCTTCATATGTTTCGTTTTCCATATTACCAGCCCTTTCCAAATTGCTGTTTGTCTTCATCTGCCGATATCATTTCGTCCAGATAGTCACGGTCATCCATACCCTCATGCCACTCACACTCACCAAACTCTTCCATCTCATATTCATACTGAGCTTGAGCAGGTGTGGTGCCATAGTCCTCAAAGTATTGTAACACTCTGATTAGTTTTGGTATGTCCAGATGCCCATCAGGTGCATTGCAAAACATACCATCTTCCAAGGCCTCGACTGTGCCGTTGTCCATACTGCCAGCAGGTGTCACTGATTCGGGATCTTCAATAGACTGCGACAGTGACAGAGGCACACCTTTGGAATTTCTTACTACAATTCTTTGAATGGTCATATCTTTTCTCCTCAATAGTTTACGCCATTGCTTACCATAATTTTGTATGTATGTAAATGGTATTTGTATCTTTCCCCATTTACTATATCGGTTGTCCAGTTTTTGATTATGTCTTCGGTCAGTTGATAACTACCAGTAAATGCATGACCACAACAATCATGACCACACCCACACCCTTCGATGTAAAAGTAATTCTTCAACAGTCCAGCCATAAACTGTGTCAGTTCTTGTTCTGCCAGATTTGCATCTTCCCTTTCATATAACTCTACTTCCACATAATAGTCTTCACCATCATGGGTTGGGGCTATCAGGCTTTTCAGTTGATCATATCTGACCACACAGAAATGCCCCACCATGTCACCGAATGTTTCGGACAGATGATCATTCACCTGTTCTTCCCATTCTCTTATTTCATCCACAATATATTTATTCATTCGTCCATTCCTTCCAATGCCAGCTTGATTGAACGTTTGTTGAACACCCCACCGTCAGGGGTTGTCTTACCCTTCCAAAATTTTGTCAATATCAGGATTGCTCTTTCCATTCCTTCCATTCTGACCAATTGATAGGCCATAGAATATAGATCATAATCGTTGTTGATCCACAAACTTACGTTCCAGCTATTCCAGCTAGGGTATCCTTCATATGGACGTGCCATCTCTCAATCTCCTATTGATATTCTTCTTCAAATCTTATCTTTGCCAATGCTATGGCGGCCTCATGGTGTTGTTCATTAGTGTTTATCCAATAAGAACCCCACAAATCTTCGTATGCCTCTTCATACAAACGTTCCATGATTTCCTGATTTACTGGGTGTGACATATCATACCTTCCTTATGTTTGTATCCAATGTTTTTACTTCGCCATCACTCTTAAAATGGATGACAGTAATTCTTGGTTTAAATTCTGGTGGTTCAACAGATACCACACGGCCTATCTTGCCCACCAGTTTTGACGGTGCCAATGTATTGTCGCCATCCGATACATCTTTGAATTTTACTCTATCATTTACCTTTATCATTTTAATTCTCCATGTTTTGATGGGGCGAATGATACCACAAACGCCCCACCATATCCAGACTATTTTACCGATACAAACTGACCGTTGTATGGACTACGCCCAACCTGAACATAGCCACGGTTATTATGCCATGTCCCTTTCTTGCCATATCTGCCAGTAATTCTGCGAACCAGAATATCTGTTGCCGATATATTGGCGAATGGGTTTAGGTTTGAGTTTGCATTGTCCACGATAACGATTTTGGTGTTGTAATACTGCATGTCATATCTCCTATTTTGCAGTTAAGGTTTTCCAAACAAAAGCCTGTTTTGCTTTTGCCAGTCTTTGCCGTTCAGTCTTATGCGACTTTGCACGGTAAATCTTTTTCCAATTCTGAGTTTTCTTTGCCATTAGAATGTAAACCCCACATATACTTTTGTATTTGATTTCAGGAATATTTCCCTGTTCATATCGTCATAGTCCGACAGGCTATAACTATCAGTCTCTTTGTCCCAATGGTTTACCACATAAACCGTTTTGGCATCCGGCTTGCGTTTTACCAGATCACCTGTCCCCATGTGACGCAATGCAATCTCTTGCACCGTGTCATGATCGCCAGTGTTCGGATCAATTACTGTGATATATTTATCCATTTTTCATTTCCTCTTTTACACATTTTACGCATTCCCAAATGAATGCACCAAAGCCAGCCATACCACATGACATAGCAAAGATAAAGACAATCCAGAATAATTCCATATCCATTCTCCTATTTGATACCAAGCCAATCACAGTGAAGCTTCGATACGGCCTCACCTGATCCATACAATTCTGGGAATTTTTCGGTGCCAATTAACTCGCACCAACTATCCCACAGATATTCACAACCCCCAGCATTTTTACAGGCTTCGATATACAGCAAAGCCTTGGTGTGTCTCAGCTTATCGCTGGCAGTCTTGCCAAACTTGAATGTCTGAGCTTGCAACCCAAACCGTTGCAGGTTGTGGGTATCCATACATCCAACTTCGCCCAATGCTAACTGCATGACAAAGCCAGCTTTCGGCAATCCTAGGCCGGGGATTTTTGTCAATTCTGCCAGACATTGTGACAATTTCATTTTGCCCTGTTTGGTATCTTTCAGCAAACGATACAGCCAGTCTTTGTTTTGCCAGACAAAATCATATGTTTGTTGTTTCATGCCCCAACACGCTGATGAATTTTTGCCATGTTGCAGAATATCGTTGTATTCTTGCAAAACTCTTGGCGTTTGTGTTTGGATCGTTGACGATACCAAAATCACGAGCTTGGCGGTGTTTGTCTTTGACCGCAATGCCCAACGTGATATTTTTGATTGATGTTTTTTGAACATGTTTTTCGCATCCTTCCAATGCTGATTTTTCGTGGTTATAAGAATAATATAATAATACCCCTATAGGGGTATTATATTATTCTAATATTTCAGCTCATGTCAAGCATCAAATCCAATGTGATTTTGACATTGCCGATTGTGGAATAATGCCACTCATCAGGGTAAACGATACCCTGATTTTCAAAATGTTTTTTGATTTGCTCAGATACGATCATTTGAGCTTTCAAATCCAAATCAGATAGGTTGATCATGTGTGTTGATTTGCTGATCATGATTTTGTCTCCGGTTGAAGCCCCGATTTGGGGCGTTATAAGTATATCTAACCTTTACTAAAGTAAAGGTAGATATACTAATATTCCAGCGATTTTGGGTAGTTTGTTCTGGGTTTGTTCTGCTGATTTGTTCATCGTATGTTCTCATCAATGTTCTGGTTATGTTCTCGTCATTAACCTGCTGAATTGATGAAAAACTAGGCAATGCCTAAAAACTAGGCAGACCATGGAATAACCTAATTAAATCAACATGATATGGGTATAATGGGTAGGGGTATGTGTGACATTTATGCAACACTATACACATTCTTTGCCTAAGAATTAAGCAAAAACTCAGCAAAACTAAGGAAAATTAGTGTGACATTTTTGCAACACTAAGCAGATCTCTTTGATTTTATTGATTAAAGTATTCTTTGCCTAAAAATTAGGCAGATTTGGGAAGATTTATTTAGAACCCCCACCAAAAAAACTAGTTTATATTTATATATATAATATACCCCTGACATAAATTTTCAAAAAACTAAGGCTACTTCATCGGGGGACAATTAGTAGATATAATAGTACTAGTATAAAAAGTATGAATATAGTATAATTAGTTTGAGGGTGTGTCGGGCTAGGGAGGCTAGGTATTTACCTCTGCCGGACTAAATATAAAATAACATATTTTTGTCTGTCTGGCAAGATGCATAAACAAATATTTATTTTACTGTTGCAATTATGCAACACTTTACAAAGGACAGTACAATGGTTGAAGCAATAGTACTGGTATGTTTTATAAACACTGAATGTATAGAAATACATGATGATCGTGGGCCTTACTTAGAAGAGATACAATGTAAAGCACGTGTAGCAGAGATGTTACAAGACTTTATATCTTTTGAACAGACGCCCCCAGTTATTTTTATTGATTATAAATGCGAACCAGATAAAGAAGGAACA